GATCGGCTCGAGCCCGCCCGGCGTGTCGAGGTGCCAGAAGCTCCAGCCATTGCACGACGGCGCGCCCTGGAGCGTCGCACCGAGGCGATGGATTGATCCGGTCGCGCCGCAACCGCTGGCCAGCACGCCATCGGCGCGGACCTGCGCGCTCCAGCGGCGCTTGGCGTCGGTGAGCATCGTGCCGGGCGCGATCAGGCCGGTCTCGACGAGGACGCCGAAGGCGATGCGCGGCGCGCCCTTCTTCTCGGGGATCGACATCATCGCGCTCTCGTCGAGCGGCAGCGTCGCGGCGATCCGCTGCTCGGCGACCCTGATATATTTGTCCTCCCGCTCGATGCCGATCCAGCGGCGGCCGAGCCTGCGCGCAACGGCGCCGGTCGTGCCGGTGCCGAAAAACGGATCGAGGATGAGGTCGCCCGCCTCGGTGCAGGCAAGCATCACCCGGTAGAGCAGGCTCTCGGGCTTCTGAGTCGGATGCGCCTTGTGCCCGTCATCATCCTTCAGCCGCTCTCCCCCCGAACAGATCGGCAGGGTCCAGTCCGACCGCATCTGGATATCGTCGTTGAGCGCTTTCATCTTGCGATAGTTGAAGGTATATTTCGCTTTCTCCGCCTTCGAACACCAGATCAGCGTCTCATGCGCGTTCGTGAAGCGCGTGCCCTTGAAATTGGGCATAGGGTTCGCCTTGCGCCAGACGATGTCGTTAAGGATCCAGAAGCCTTCGTCCTGCAGCGCGGTGCCGACGCGAAAGATGTTGTGATAGCTGCCGATCACCCAGATCGTGCCATCGTCCTTCAGGACGCGCCGCGCCTCGCGCAGCCAATCGCGCGTAAAGCGATCATAGGCGGCGAAGGTGTCGAACTTGTCCCACTCGTCGTCGACGGCGTCGACCTGGCTGCCGTCGGGTCGGTGCAGATGCCCGCCCAGCTGGAGATTATAGGGCGGATCGGCAAAGATCATGTCGACGCAGCGATCGGGCAGTGCTGCCATCGCCTCGACGCAGTCGCCACGAATGATTTCGTTGAGCGGCAACCGGCCGGTCACCACTTCCTTGCCGCGCAGCCTTCGGCGCGCCGCCGGGATCTTTTCGAGCACACCCATGGAAAGACAACCCCCTGTCGAACGACGGCGAACCTGAGTCATCACCGGACTCCCGTCAAGAACAATGGCTTGGCCTTCAGTGCTGAGATATTCCTGCAGCTTCGCGAACGAAAGGAGTCCGCTACCTTATATTGAGTCTCAACATGGTGGACAGCCTCAACGGATTGTGGTGTGGCCGCGCGGACTCACCCTCCGCGCTTTCGGCGGAACGGCAAGGCCGAGCCGTCGTTTTGCCGACCATGAGCGTTTTCCGAAGCCTGTCCCCGCTCGCAATATGCGCCGCCGCCGCACTCATCGGCGGCACGTTCGCGGGTGGCGCGGCGGTCTACGGACTTCACCCCAAAAGCTATGGGCCGACCGAGGCTCCAGCCCTGATCAGCGCCACCGGGGAAGCGGCAGCCACTGAGGGTGCCCTGTCCGACTGCGAACAATGTTCGGAGCGCGATCTCGGCTATCGATGGGCGGTGCTGCAGGACGTGCGATCGTCAACCGAATGCCCCAACGACAGCTGGGGCTTCCGCCGCGGGTGCCTCGACTATACCGGCGGCGTCTGAGCAGGCCGGCCCGGCCGGGTTCAGATCCGATGAGAAAAGCGAATATTGTGCGACCGGTGCAAAGCTCCTGCGATGGAGCGGAGACGGGCCGAGCCTGCCGAGCGCTTCGAGATGCGCGGGCGTGCCATAGCCCTTATTCTGGGCCCAGCCATAGCCGGGATGAGCGGCATCATGCTCGATCATCATCCGGTCGCGCTCATATTTGGCGACGATAGAGGCGGCCGCGATCGACAGGCACAGGGCATCGCCGCTGATTACCCATTGCGAGGGGCGGTTCCAGCGCGGGCAGCGGTTGCCGTCGACCAGCACCATGGCCGGATCGACTCCCAATGCCGCGACCGCGCGTTCCATCGCCAGCATCGAGGCCCACAGGATATTGATCGCGTCGATCTCCTCGACGGTGGCGATGCCTAGCCCGACGGCGGCGACCGAATGGATCTTGCGGCAGAGATCGGCGCGGGCCTCAGCTCCGAGTTTCTTCGAATCATCGATCCCGCGCGGCACTCGTCGCCGATCGAGGATAACCGCCGCCGCCACCACCGGCCCGGCCAGCGGACCCCGGCCTGCCTCGTCGACGCCGGCGAGCGGCGTCGGATGCGCCTTTTCGAACTTGAAGGATGGCCTCGCCATCGCGCGAGCATAGCCGGGCCGGGCGGCGCCTGAAAAGGACAAAGACGCGGACGGTCCGCAACGGCAAAATATCTGTGCGGCGATCCGTATAACCGTCTGTTCGGCCCGGATCTGACGCTGGTGGGCCCGGCAGGACAGACAATGGGTTTATTATCAATTACTTGTTGATACGATACCGTGATTCGGTACCGTGAAATCGATGGGCTTCGTAGACACCGATAGGGACCGCTGGGGAATCACCTAGCCGCCCGGTCGATCCGCGCCTTGTAATCCTCGGCCATGATCTGGCCGGCAATTTCGGTGAAACAGCGCCGCTGGAAATCCTCGTTGCTGGGAAACTCCGCCTGGCACTTGTCCCTTAGTTCCTGCTGAGGCGACTTCGCATAGCCATCACCGTTCGGCCCGGAGCAGCCGGCCAGGAGGAGCAGTGCTGAGCTTATTCCTGCGATCTTCATACGCCACCCGAATCCATGAGCGTCATTATGGGTCGGCGTCTCTTATATCGCTATCCGTTCTGAAAACCAGACGAGCCCAGTCGACCGATCCGGACGCCATGTAATGGCAAGAAATGGCTAAAACCGACTTCGAATTAGCTGTTAACGAAGCCTGATGCGGTTATACGCCCTCGGCGGACGCCGCCGATATAAAATTCCCACTCACTGGTTCCGCGGTTGAAAACCATGTAGTCATTGGAGTCATAGGCTTCGAGCGGGTTGTTCCCTGAAAAGGTCGAGTAACGCGTTCCGTCGCGGGCCGTGCCACTCCGCCACGTCACACCTCCGGTTATGTCGCCACCTAGATTGTTCGCGAACCATGGCTCACAAGCCGAAACACCGGCCGGCGCATTGATCCCGTAGCGGCCGTTGTTTCTTACGTCGGGCCCGACAATCTGCAGTACGGTAGGGAGGCCGCTATTCATTCGAATGCCGTCACGGTTGTTCTTGTAGTAGGTGCCGCCTACGACCTGGACAGTCGCATATCCGAAATTCTGAACGAACAAGGCGTCCAAGGTGTTCGAGCAATTCCACGTGCCAACGAACGTACACCAGCCGGTTCCGATCAGGCTGTCGTTGAGGAGAACACCGTAGCCGTAATTACCATCGATTGAACAACCCTTGCCAAACATAAACTCGCGGTTCTGTACCCCGACCATGGCATTGTCGATTTTCACACCGCCGGATGTTCCCAGAAGCCCGCACGCAATGATATCTAGATCATCGATATAGACCCCGCCCAGGCCGCCGCCGAAATGCATTCCCCAGCCACCCATGCCGCCGATTTTGCCGTGGTGAAGAAATAGACCAGCTGCAGCCGCGCTGGTATTGTTACGAGCTGAGTTGGCTCTGATGCCGGTACCACGTCCGTGATAGTCCATGCCATGGATGTAAACATAGTCCATGCCGTCAAGCCATACGAGATCGAAAAGCTTCTCATTCCCGTCCTGGCCGCCCAATGTTACATCATTTAGGCGGCTACGACAGAAATTATATGCATGGATTCCACAGCCTCCTGACATGGTGGTGTTGGAATCAATTCTGAATCCTTCCAGAACCCAGTTGATCGAATTATAAGACTGGTTTCCAATTGTTATTACATCGCTGGTAGAACTCGCGCCATTATACATCAGCACCGACTGATAGTCGCGACCTTCAATAGCGATATTGCTTGCGGCTTTGCTCAGCGGGGTCGTGAAATTGTAAACCCGCGAGTCCAGGCGCCCGACGTAGCCTGACTGTAACGCTGCGAACCAGCGCGTGACAGCTTGATCATCAGTGGTGCTGTTCGACCCGGTATATCCGAACCGCTCTGGCGTCAGGCCAGACATCTTTACATAGTGCGTCAGCGGTAGCGTGACTTCGTTAGTCAAGCTGCTGCTGTGGCCAACCTGTGCTGCACCGCCTGCGCCAGCCAAGGCTCCAGAATTAAGCGGAGTGAACCCGAGGGCGGTAATAATTGCACTTTGTGTTATCGTTGCAGCACTCCCGTCCGCGCCCTTGATATCCGAGAGGGCGACCAGGTTGATCCAAGAGGAATCGCCAGCATAGCGCCACTGGATATGCGTTGCGCTTTTCTGAATCTCGACCTGTTTGCCTGGGTCACCTTTGCCGAATGGCACACCGTCGGTCCATTCGCCGGCCGGCCCAAGGCGGAAGTACAGGGTGCCGCCATCTACATCGGTAGCGATATAAGCGAACGGGGGCTCTTCGGCATCGTAAAGATCCCGCTCGACGAGCGTACCGACCTGGTCAACGGTGAATGATTGTCCATCAGCACCAGCCGAGCCGCGGATGTTGACCGCCTCGGCTAGGACGCTGGTCAGCCCGTCGGGCCCCACATAGGAGCCGATTGGAGGCTTGGTCGTACCAGGCGGACCGCCAACCCAGTCCGCGACTGTAAGAACGCTGCGCGCGCCGTCCGTATGGATGGCCAGGAGCGGCGACCAGCCGCGAAAGTTCTTGGCCAGTTTCGCTAGTGACGGGACGGGACCTGCATCAGTGCCCTGATCGAAATTGTCGGCACCGTTCACGATACCGTCGAGGCGGTCCATGTTGACCGCCGCTTTGGTGACTTTCGCTTGAAACTCGGTCGCAGTGGTCACGCGAATGTGTCTCCGGAAGCAGCGCCTCCGGAGATCAATATCATTTCATCCGAAAATATTCAACCTTATGGTGAAATTCACCCCTTCACAGTCGATGAGCAAACGACTCGATCCGGTTCAAGCTCTCGACGGGTGCGGCGAGCTCGGTCGAGCCGCCGTGTAGTTTCCCGTGCTCACTGATGACCTCATCGGCAAGTTCGAAAATCTGGAAACTGAAGCCCTCCCGGACTACCCCAAGAACGACAATATTCGTATGTTTGCTGGGTATAGAACCGTGGAAGAGGCCGTCGCTCACCGTGCCACTCACGATATGAAAGTCGTATTTTGCGCCGCGGATGATCGCATGGAGATCAATAACTTCATCTGATTCCGGAAACGCCGGGTTGCCACCATCCATCTGGATCAGCCCTGCGACCACGTTAACGACGCCATCCGCGATCGCATTCCGAACGCGACGTTCCTTCAGGTCCATTCCGGAATTATGTCCCATCAGAAGCCAAACGTCATCGACATCAAGAACCTTCGCGAGCTTCTCACCCCTCGCAGGAAGTGGTCGAGCTTCACCCTTCAGCCACTTCCGGATTGTCTCGTAGCTCACATCAACGCCCTGACTGTGGAGCTGCTTGCGCAACCATTGAAGCCTGCCGTAATTGAGCGCCGGGCAGTGGGGATGCACATCGCACGCATGTTCGAGCCGCGTTGCAAAAGCCGGATCGCGAACGATTGATGAAACGCCCATGGTAGTCCCTCTTAGGTATATCAACTCGTGATTGCAGCGATATGATAGCCTTTTGGGTGACTGTCAACCTACAGTTGAATTTATTTACACAAACGGTTGAGAGAATCCACTGCTTCGTGAGGTGAACGGGCGAGAATATAGATCCCGCCAGCTAGCGTCCATGCGCGCTCGTAGTTGGTCTGAACGGTGGACTGGCGACCGATGGCGGCCTTGATTTCGATGTCGACGGCGCGGCCGCGGAATGAGCCTTTGATGTCGCCCGACCCCGGCAACCCGAACCGGATTATACGGGCATCCGCCAATATCATCATACCGGGGACAACCTTCACGTACTGCCCTACCGGCGGCGTGACATTCCTGCCCTGCCATGCCTGCCCCGTATTGTTGCGATAGAACAATGAACCTGTAAGCTTGGACACCGCGACGAGGGTGTCATTCAGAATTTTCTTCTCCGATGCTCCGGACATCTCTACCTCCAACGTGCTGCCGCTACCGAACGGCCGCGGCAACGCGCCGACGCCCACTTGCCCGGCTCCGGGTAGCCTCGCGCCTCACCAAGCCGCTTGAAATCAAGCCAGGATTTACACGCCTTCTCCTCGCGCTCGCGTTGAGCACGGATACGACGCTTCATCTCAGCCTGTTCGAGTTTTTTGAGCTTCCCATCGGTAACCTCGACCTTACGGATTTGAGCTGGAAATTCGGTTCCGCAAGCGCAGGTTTTCACGCCAGAGTATGATACCCTGAAACATACGAGACACTGTCTAACGGGTGTCGCATCATCGTTACACCCGGATGCTGCCCGACGCGCCGCGCGGCCGAGCAGGCTCCACTCTCGATCCGAATCCGGGAGACCGAGATTTCGCGTGATCGCGTTACCTGCGTGGTCACAGATGACAGCCGGATCGGGCGGCCGAAGTCCGCGGCCACACCATTGCAGATGATTGACAAGCGATCGGGTACCAGCTGCGATACCGACATAGCGGATGTTCGGCACGTCATAGCCTTCGCCGAAAAGGCCAACATTGACGCCGAGCAGAAGGTCACCGGCACGAAACGCGTCGTCGAAATAGTCGCGCTGCTTGTCGTTCATTTCCCCATCGACGTGCATCGCAGGAATGCCGTGAGCATTGAACTCATCGGCGATGTGACGACTATGCCTGCGGTTCTGGGCAAAGACTATGCCTTGGAAGCCCTTGGCGAGCCGTAGATAATGCTCGACAACACTGCCCACGATCTTAGGCTTGTCCACTACCTGGGCCGCTGCCTCGCGCGCGAAGTCGCCAGCGACGCTCTTGACCCCTGTGAAATCTGGCGTGTCCGGCGCAAAATATTCGTACCGGGCGAGATATCCCTGTTCAATCAGCCAGGATACGGGAGGACCGGGGACCATCACGTCGAACTGGTCATCGAGGCCACGACCGTCGAGCCGTTCCGGGGTGGCCGTCAGTCCGAGAATATAGGCGTCGGGATCGGCCTCAAGTATCGCCGAATAGGTGTCGCTGGTTGCGTGGTGAGCCTCGTCGACGACGCGGAGGTTCGATGGGAATGCGTGCGACATGCGACGGATCAGCGTCTGGATGCCGACCAGGTGCAGCATGGCATCCGGGTCGTAATCGAACTTGGCGGCAATGAAGCTGTGATCGAGTCCAGAGCCTGTGAAGGATTTGCTCGTCTGCCTGATCAGTTCCTTGCGGTGGACCAGAAACTGGCTGTGCATGTCGCGAGCAGTGGTGCTGAGCAGTGCGGCTTCGGCCATCTTGGTCTTACCAGAGCCGGTCGGCGACTGCAGCAGGACTCGCCTGTAACCCTGGCGCATGTAAGCCGCGGCGGCGGTGAGCATGTCGCGCTGAAAGTCGCGCAACCATGGTGGCAGCAGCTCCTCGACGATCGGTACCGGAATATGCGCGATTGCTGGATTGAGAGTAGCGATCGAGAAGAGGAGCGCGTCGCGGGGGCTGAGGATCATACAGCGATCGCGAAATACGCCGGCGCTGACCACTTGAAGATCCTGACCGGCTTCACGAGCTCTGGGCGCTTGTCGAACCCTATGTCCATGAGGATCTCGCGTGCCTCGGCGACATAGCGATCATAATCTATGTCCGCAGGCAATTCGTCAGGTAGGTCCATTAGCGGCCGGCAGCCGTCCGTCTTCGAGACCTTCTTGTAATTTCCGGTCGTCTCGTGCGGCGTTTTATAGAGGATCTCTTCGCCGTCCTTGGCCCAGTAGTAGCGCACCACCTTGCCCAGATAGTCACCGCGCCAGGTGCCGCCGCCTTTCACGTTCACCACGGTGACGAAGTCCCGGATATCCGTCTGGGCGCGGATATAGTCCTCGATATCGGTGCCCTTGGTGATGAGCTCTACCACTGCGTCTGAGCACACGCCGGCGTTTGGGTTCTTCATCAACTGGGTTCTGGTGCCCTCTTTGTAGGGATTCGCCAGGGTGCCCTTGCGTTTGACCTTTCCGTCCTCGGTGATCGCGATATAGGTGTTAACGGACAGGCTGTAGAGGGACTGGTAGTATGTCGCCTCAAGGTTTATCCCGGTGTCTTTCTCCCACTGTCGCGATATCGCGTCGAGGATGTCGAGCTTATCGCGCGGGCAGTTGAAGACAACGCCGTCTGTGTTAGCAGATACAACCGGTATGCCTGCCAGTTCTGATCGCTCAATCAGCATGAGCAGGAGCAACTGCCCAGTCAGCGTGACAGTTACCAGAAGATGCGGTGCGTACAGGACAGAATAGGGCGACCCGCTCTTCCCGAACAAGGCCCCGTTTAGCGCGATTTTAAGACCTTCATTCGTGACAGTATCACCGCTGCGCTTGGCAATAACGCGGTCATCGAGCATCTTCTGAGCGACTGGTAGATAGCTCGGTCCACACGACTTCGGATATAAGCCAGAATTGATGATCATCGTCGGATAGAAGGAGGTCCCGTCCTGATCAACGAGCTGATTGTCGTCATCGGAGTGAACTGCTCGATTGGACTCAGTCGAGTGAAGTCCGCCGATACCCATGCGGTACGTGGAACCACCTAGCGTGATCTGTTTATCGGTCAGCCAGTACGGTAGATCGACCTTACCGTTTGGCTGGACGATGAAATCGGTCGTCCGCAGCCGCTCCAGCACGTCACGCAACTCGGCGGTCTCGAACCGCATGTTTGCGGGCACTTTGTATTTGAACATCGTACCCGCAGGTGTCTGGACTTTCTCGACCCGTTCGCCTGTAGCCTTCTCGACGCGGCTCTTGACGATAGCCTCACCAAGCTGCGAATCGCTCTTGGACATAAAGTTCAGGCCGTACTCGGCGCCCAGGGCGGCACGAAGCTCAAGCGCCGGTTCAAGCGCGTAGAACAGCTCCATCGTGCCGGCGAGGTCGTTGCCCATGTACGCCAACGTCTTATCCATCTCATCCGGCGTGAGACAGGCGTCGGGGCTGTACGGGAGATCCTGGAGCTTCTTGCTGTGCATCCGCCCCATCAGGGTCTTGAGACTGGCGAAGGCGTTTGGCTGCGGCTCGATGAGGTCGATGATCTGCCAGTTGCGCGGCACCTCGACGCCGAGAACTTCGCGGGCGTGCCAGTATTTCATTCCGCCGAGGATGATTCTGTCATTCGCCTGCTTAAGCGACGCATTCGAGGCGCCGCTGATCCACATCGCGATCATGGGTGCGTCGTAATTCTGAAAATTGTAACCGACGACAGTGTGGCAGCGCATGATGCTGGTGATGTGGGCGCGCTCTTGCTCTGTCAGCGGCTTCCGTTCGGAATGTTCATATACTACCGTCTTTCGGTCGCTCAGGCGAATGAAGCCGATTGACGCGAAGTTAGGATGGCATTCGGTGTCGCAGACAACTGTCTTGGCTGGATCATAGAAGGTCAAGCCGGGTCTCCGAGAAGATTTTCGAACGTAGCGGCAGGCACTTTGCGCCAGACATAGCCACGGTAAGTGGGCTTATGACCACTACAAACGCTGTATATGTTCTGCCATTTGAAGGTTGGATTGGCTGCGATAATATCTTCAACGCTGTCCCAACGGCGAACGAACTCCCCTGCTCTTGTGAACTGGAGAAAATCATTCTTGAGCTTCTTGGTTACCGAGACACTTCGCGCTACTGCACGGCGATTGGCAGGATCGGACCAATACTGCTTCGAGGCCGTACTTATCCGGGAACGCCACTCGTTACCGTAGCAGCCAAGCATGTGTCGGAACTTCGCGTTGGCGCGCATGGCGGCTTTCTGCGCGTCACTCCAATAGTTGCCGTAATTAGGATTGGCTGGACCGGTGACGCTTGCCGCCATAGTCGCGCGAGTCTCATCATGTACGATCATTCTGGTCGAACTGTCCCGGCGCAGATTGAAGCCGTGGGCTCGATCGCATGTCTTAAAATGATCAATCCAAAAAAGCTCGCGATCTGCGATGAATTGTTCATCAACCGACCGAAACGATTCTAGGATCTCAACCTTGAAGGCGACCCAACCGTACTTTTGAACAGCGTTCCAGAGATGGCGGTTGCAATCTTTAGGTCGTGGGGACTTTCCGAGCGTGTGCCGGTGCGTCCATATCCGGCCTTCGACCTTCACCGACTTGCCGATGTACCGTTTGCCGCTGGTGATGTGTCGGATGCAGTAGATACCAATCGTCATCCCAGCAGTCCCCTCGCTACGTCGGTCCCCGCGAGCCCGCGATCAAAGGCGACCCGGTCGGCGGCAATCCGGCCCATGAAATATTCGGGTTCTAGGCTGCGGCTGCCGCGCGCGCGGCCGTCCTGGAGATCTAGCCCCGCGTCCTTCATCGCCTGGGCGACCAGGGCGTCATGGACGACGATCAGTCCGTTCCCTGCCGGCTGTTCGGGCTTCAGCGCGCGAATGCGCTCAGCCAGGCGGTCCGCCATGCCGTCGAGGAACGGGAGAACGGTCCGGCGCTGGCGTGATGTCAGGAACCCAAGCGCGTCACCGACCAGGCGACGCTGCTGCCGGCGCATGGCGCCCGTGCAGATCTCCAGCATATAGCAGGCGACCTGAACCTCGTGGGCGAAGCCGAAGAAGCTGACCTCGGGAACCTCGCCTGGGCGGGCGCCCCAATAGCGCGCACCAGTGAGGTAGGAGACGGCCGCTGCGACTTTCCACAGCCGCGCACCAACGTGATCTTCATGACGTTCGCTGTGCCGCTCGAACGGCGAGCTACGCAGTTCAGCTTCGTCGAGGGTCATGTTATATTTTTCAAGCAGGCGCGCGAGCATCTCCGCAGCAGCGATCGCTTCTTCTTCGGTACAGCCGTTCCCCACCGTTTTCGCACGCAACGCACGAATGCGGGCGGCGATTTTCTCGCGCTCTCCGTTCATTCAGATACCTTCGCAGACGCTTCCGAACTTCATGCGTGTATTTCACCACATAGTTGTATTCCCCGGCAGCCGAAGCCACCGGGGTGTACGAAATCAGCCCAAGGGATCGTCGTCGTCAGTGGTGGCCGGAGACGCAAATGCGTCGTCCTCGCCCTCTTCTTCGTCCATGGCCGAGTTGGCGTCGACACGCTTGGCGCCGAATGGTTCGCCGTGGCGCTTATGTTGAACGACTTCGAGCGAAGCGTTGATGCGATCCGGGTTTTTGTCCTTCGACCCATCATACGCATAGATGCGAATGATCGCGTTGACGTAGCAACCGCCGTAGAGCAGCGCGTCAGCCGGGGTCAGCTGGCGGAACTTCTTCTCCCCGGTGCGCTGGTCGACCTCCTTACGCGGGCCAATCAGCTGCAGCGGGTTCGGCGCATCAAGCGATTTCACCTTCTTCTTGGCGCTGATATACATCTGCCCTTTGTAGCCGTCATAGAGCGGCTCGCGGGTGCCGTCGATCTCGGGCTCACCGTCGCGCATGCAGCGGCGCTCAGCGGGAATCTTCTTGTTTTGGCCAGGCCATTTCGCTTCACGGGCCGCCACCATTGCTTCCGTGACCGCCTTAATTTGGTCTGCGTGCGTAACCTTGTCGAGAAGAAGCACACAGTTGTAGCTGATGTCCTTGACCTTCTGGCCCGTATTTGGGTCGACCTTATCACCCTCCTGAACCTGGGGTTCGAACAGATTGTCGAAGCTCAGTCGAACGTCCTTCAGTTTGATCTCAATATTGGTGTCAGCCATTCTTCAGTCCTTCATTCTTCATCCATCGTGATCTCGACCGGCTTTACTGCTAGGCGAGCATCTGTCTCCGGGACCATTGAGTGTCCGTGCTGGCCGAACTTGATGTGTTCGGAGAGCTTCTCATAATCGTCGGATGAGATTTGCTTACGCGCTTGCGCGGGAGAAATCAACTTTTTGGTGAAACTTCTATCACCAAGAATCGGCACCAGCACCGCCTCGGCAGCAGCCTCATCTTCATATGTATCTCTACTGCCCTTCCGAGTGTCGACAACGCATTTGCGACCGGGCGTCGGCCGGCCGGCGAGCGCGTCCCTGAGTTCCTCATTCGCGAGTTGATCCAACCAGTGTTCGAGCATGGAACGATGCTGCAGGATGTAGCTGCGGCGCTCGGGCGTCATGGCGCCTGCCGGCACAATGGGATTGTCGATCATGATCTCAAGGTCCAGTTCGCTATAATCAGTGCCCAGCAAGGCGAGATTGAAGTCCTCGAACTCGCGGCATCCGCCTGCCGCGCGCTTACGTCGGCACCAGATGCAACCCTTCTCCGAGGCGACACGCGGCGGGTTCGGCTGCAGGGTCAGTTCGGCCCGCTCCCTGATCCAGTCTCCGAATGCCAGCAGATCGTCTAGCGTCGTGTGCCAGACGCCGCCGCCACCTGGGCACCGAGGCTGATCGATTTCGATGATGAACCGCACCGGATCGGTGCCGACAATCTGCTGGGCGATCGTCTGCCAGAAGCCGAGTAAGTAGAGCATCACTTGCTTGTTCTGGACCGGACTGATCGCTACTCCCCTGCCCCACTTCAGATCGGAAACGTAGACGATCCAGACGCCGTCGATTTTTACGATTACCGCGCGATCAAGCGTGCCGAACTGCCCAGGCAACACCCAGTGCGACACGTCGACCCGGTGTTCGCTGAAAAAGCGACCGCCCATGCCACGGACGCGGTCAATGCCAGGCTGCAGCAGCAGTGCATCGTCGACCGTCCAGGTGAAGGTCCAATCGTGCAGGCGGGTGCGCTGTCCGACGAAATCGAGCGCGTCGAAGCCGTAGCGGAGGCAGTCGTCAGAGATCCCGTGCGCCACCGTTCCTTCGGCCGCAACTTCGGTCGGATCGTCCGGCAAACCTCGGTTGGCGTTGACATAGTCGAGACATGTCGACCAGCCTTCGGCGCCGGACGGGCCGTGTGAGGAGTGCGCCAGCTCGCTGTCGAGGCGATCGTCGATCACAGGATCACAGGCTCCATCTGTAACCCCTTCCCCAGACCACCTCCACTGGCCACGGAGCGCCAGCATCAGCGAGCGTCTTTCGGATTCTGCCGAAGATGACGGACATCGTGTTGCTTACGTTATTCGACTCGCTACCAACCCTATCAGCGAGCACGTCCCGCCTCACAGGGCGTCCGTAGGAGGCTGCCAGGGTGTACAACAACTGCACATGGTTCTTGGGCAGGGTGATCGCTTCGCCATGAAACGACACTGCGCCGCGGGGATCGAGTATAAAACCATCGCGTTCGATCACCTGGTCTTGCTCAAGATTGAAGCCGCAATGAGGACAGTGAGCGGTCATGCGCAATCATCCCGCTGTTCGGCCTGCATCACCGCGAAACGATGGCGCGCGTCGATCACCGTCCGTTCGAGTATGCCCATCGAAATCCGCAGCGTGCGCTCGTTTGCCGAGAGGTTGCGCATCTCGCTCACTCGGGAGAGCAAGGTTTCATGATCTATCGTCATGACAACAGCTCCTTGAGAGCGTCGCGCCCGCGGGCGACGCGACTCTTGATGGTGCCGACGGCACATCCGAGATCCTGTGCGGCCTCTTCATACGAAGCTCCTGCACCGACCAAGATCAGCGCCTCGCGCATGTCCTGCGGCAGCATGGCGAGCGCCTTAAGCGTGTCGGCAAGGTCGACCACTGCGCCCTGTGGCGCAGGAACCCATGGAAGCGCGCTTATCGCCAGATCCTCAGTGCTGCCGCCATCCCAACGCTTGCGCCGCATCTGGGTGATGAAGCGGTTGCGCAGGATAGTTTGTGTCCAGGCAGGGAGGTTGGTGCCGACCTGAAATTTATCCCGATGCTGCCATGCTTTCCCCAACGTCCACGCCGCCAAGTCTTCGGCCGCGTCAAAATCGCCGCTGACGAGGTGCATGGCATATCGGATCAGCGGCTTGCGTTGTCCCGCAAGCGCGGCAGCGAAATCGCTCACTCGACATGCTTCCGATAAGCGTCTCTGAAGACGTTAGTCAGGGCGATGTTCGAGCCTTGGCCAGTCCGCGCAATCCACTCGTTCATCTTCCGGACCCATTGCTGTTGGGTATTCATCGAAAGGCGGTCAACGAACGCTTCCAGCTTAAAATCAGGATCTCGACCGTCGGTCGCGAGAAAGACGAACAGGCTGCGGAGAATTTGCCCGGCATATCGCAGGATGTTGCCGTCGAATGCATCCGCCAAGGCACTCAGACCTTGATCTATCGTTAGTGGACCGTAGCGCCTATAGGCTGATGCGATGCCCGGAACGCAGTAAATCATCCTTGGCTGCCAAGCCGTGTAATTGGAGTGCGGTGCGAGAACCAATCCTGATTTCTGGATCAGTGCCATGACTTCGGATGATTCGGCAGAACCTGCCGCTATAGATGCACGGAACACGTCAACTGAATTGAGTGATCTGCGTCTCTTGTTTAGCTTGACGAAGGTCTTCGCTTCGTCTTCAACGCTAGGTTGATCGAATATTACACAAGGTAGCCGGGGTATATCCGAGCGCATCTTCGCCGCTGTCAACCGGTGCTGCCCATCCATGACCGCGAGCGTGTCATCAGGCCGGCGGCCAACGGAAAGCGGCTGGCAGAGCCGCCAATCCCAGTCCTTCGCGATGTTGCGAATGAGTTCCTGGGATGAGCGGGCTTCGATTTTCCGCTGGTAGCTTTCGTCGACATACAGTTCGTCTAGCGCTACCCACTCCATTGCCGGCGGATCGCCTATGGCAGGATTGAAATCCGTCACGGCTTCAGCCCTCGATCTTAAGCAACACGTCGCCGCTGAACCACTCAGAGGATTCTGGCGCCATGTTTGGAAACATGATGAGGTACGAGGCATTGCCCTCCGCATACTCGGCTCTGCCGATGACGATCCCCGTTGCTCCGCTGGGGTGAAACCGCACGGTTTCCTTCAACTCGAACTCGAACATTGGTCGATCTCCTTCGGGAAGGCGGCTCAATTGCGCGCCGCCTACCGGAAGACCGGCCTCCGAAGAGGCCGGGCAACCTGCTCAGCCCAGCGGATCATCCTCCTCGGCAGGGGCTGCGCCGGCCTGCGCCGGATCACCGTCAAGATCGTAATCGGCCGACAGATCGACCGTGCAGCCGGCCAATAGCCGCCTGAAGAAGAACTCGGCTTCCTTGCGCTGGTCATCATCGAGCGTCGCATCTGGGCCGACCAGTTTGGGCGTATTGTACCGCGCGAGCAGCGACGCCATGAACTCAGCGCACTTTTTCTTCTGCGCGTCGGTTTCCGCGCGCTCGCGATATTGAAGTGCTACCTTCTTCACGTCGTCGTCGCTGACACTCCGCTCAACAACAGCTGTGGCAGCGGCCTCCGCTGACCCCGTGCTGGCAGCTTCGGCGGCGTTTCCCGCGGGTTCCTCTTCCTTCGGCTTGCGCGTGCGCGTTGCCTTGGGCGTCTCGATCTTATCGATCGCGGCCTGCTGCCCCGCGATCAATCGCTCATGGTTGGCGGCAAGGACGGTAAGTTGTGCCGTGTTGGCGGCGAGCGCCTCGATCAGCGCATCCAATTTGGCTTCGATGCTCATGGTGATCCCTTCGATCTCTGTACGTGCCCGCTGGGTCAGCGAGTCGGGCCACCTTAAAACACAGAGTTATTCCAATTTCAACCTTATGGTGAAATATTCCCACACCGAGGTTGATTTTACCCGTGCTGGAAGGTAGAACCGCCCCAGACAGCATCGGAGATTCTTATTCATGAACCAGCCCGCCAGTGTGAACCGTACCTGGAGCAGCGGTCCACTTTACAAGCATCTGGTTGCCGTGCTCCCGGCCTTTGTTGACAACCCCTTCTCCGACGATCCGGTGCTAAACGTGCAGAAACTGCGCGAGGCGACGGGGCGCAGCCATGAAGGCGTCTATAAGTGGCTCCGGGCTAGTCGGCTGACGGCCGCCGGCGCGAAGAAACTCGTTACCGTCGCCAACTCGGCCGAAAATCGCCGCGCGCTGACCGCCCTCAACCGGGAAATCCCGACGATCGATAGCTTCGCGAGATTCGTCTTCGCCGACTGAGCTGTTGATCGACGGGAGTACCGTTTTTATGAATTCGGTCGTCTCGATCGACGCCATTCGTCCGCTGGTCGAAGCCGGTTTCGCGGTGCATTGGCTGCATCCGCGCACCAAGCGGCCGATCGGCGATGAGTGGCAGCACGCCCAGGTGGCATCGCTCGCGTGGCTCCGGGCAAAACATCGCCATGACAACAATGTCGGCGTGCGCCTTGGCCAACATTCGTTGCTGACATCAGGTGGCTATCTTCACGCATTCGACATCGACATCCGGGTAGCTGACCTGGCCGACGAAGCATGGGAATCCTTCGATCGCCTGCTGCCCGGCGTCCGCGATACGCTTCCGTCGGTTGCGTCTGGGTCCGGTAGCACGTCCGAGCACCTCTATTTCGTTACCGACGCTCCATTCTTCGGCAAGAAGCTTGCCGTGTCCGAGGGGAAGCACCGCGGCGCCGACGGTAAGTGGCATTACGACTGGGAGATCGAGCTTTTCGGCACCGGTAAGCAGATCGTCCTCCCGCCATCGATCCACCCCGACACCGGGCTGCCGTATCGCTGGAAGCGCGAGTTCGACTTCGAGGGGATGGATTTCGGCCTGCAGCCGCACATCCCTGTCGATCAGATAGAGGCGCTGGGTGTCGCAGAAACCGCGGAATATGAGTTCGAAAAGCGCGAGCCGCTGGAATTCAAACCCGGCCAGCTGGAAGCCGAACTCGATCTTGTGCCGATCGATCGCCTCGACGACTATCATGACTGGATCACACTCGGCCAGGCGCTGCATCATCAGTTCGGCGGATCGACCGGCGGGTACGACCTCTGGATCGCTCATTCTAAACGCTCCGCGAAGTTCGAGGGCACCAATCAGCGCGAACTGCTCCGCAAGTGGCGCGGCTTCGGCCGCAACCGCCGGAAGCCGGTTACCATGGCGTCGGTCCGACTGTGGGTACAGGAAGCAAGGTCCGCCGCTCTGCTGGCGCAGTTCGACGAGGTCGAGGACGAAGAAGACGACGCATTTGGTAATTCGGGTGATGCGCTCGCGGATGATTTCGAGACACTTCTTGGCGGAAATGAGCCAGAAAAGACCGATTCTCAACGTGACCCTTTCGATGACGATGTTGCGGCGGCGCTAGCGACCAGTCCTCTCGACTGGGTTTCACTGCTTGACCTAAACGAAGAAGGCGCGATCAAGCCCACTTTGCATAATCTCCGCTTGATCGTGGAGAATGACGTCTGGACGAAAGGTGTTGTGGCGTTCAACCAATTCACCCAGGAAATCGTCCAGCGTGGTCAGCCCGGAACGAAAAATCCCCGCCGCGCAAATTCCGCGAAGAAGCCGCTCCAACTCGACGGCGAATCATGGGTTCTGCGCGATCGGGTCAACGGAGATTTTTGGACAGAGGACAAGGACAACGCGATCCGCGCTCTGATCGAAGCACCAAAGAGCCAAGGTGGATATGGTATCAAGGTTCCAGACCGAGATCTGCGCGCAGCAATAGACATCGCCGGCCGGAAGAACGGCTTCCATCCTGTCTGCGAATATCTTGAGGGTCTCACCTGGGACGGGGTGCCGAGGGTGCGCACGCTTTTTCAGACCTACATGGGAGCGCCCGACGACGCCTATCACCGACAGGTCTCAGAAATCATGTTGGTGGCCGCGGTCGCGCGCGTCCACGAGCC